TCAAAAGGTTTATCCAGCCATCGCCAAATCTATGGATGATAAAGGGGTGAATGCGTCATCCGCTTTGAAACAATCCTTTGTTCCCGGTGAGATCACCAAAACACCCACCGCAAAAACTATGGGTGTTAAAACGATTGGATAAATTATGTCAAGTGTCATAGTTGTAAAGGGGTGATTGCTCACCCCATAATGTTGATTGAACTTGTGATTTCGATAGCGTCACCGAATGTATAACGGTGATGTGTTTTTGTACCCGTCTTGTAAAAAGGCATCTTCAACTCATAAAAACTATGAACGCCATCAGGTTTTTGCCAGTGCTTCAATGTGGTAAGCGTGAACATCTTTTCAGATACTTCCGATACAACCGCTTCGCTGATTGAACCTTGTAAATCGGAATAGTAAGTCACCATGTCACCTACTTTGATACCGTTGAATTTTTGTTTCTTTGTCATTTCCATGATTCAAACTAACAACCTTTCTTTCACTTATGCAAATTTATTTTACTATTTCTTTTGTGAATGAACGATTTATTTTGTGATTGACAAAAATAGTTCCCCAGCGTAGGTCAATTTCTCATCAATGATTTCTTGGATGTCCTCTTCCAAAGTGATGAGAGTGGTTGTGAGCTTCTTGCCGATGGGCATTCGGGGATCGTATGAAACAAACAAACCTTCTTCCAATCCGGTTGCAATCATTCCCATTTGCATTTGCCAAAAATACTCCGTGCGTTTGCTCTTCAATTGCTCGTTATTTTTGATGAAGAAGTTTTGAAGGTGGTTGCCTGAATTGAACGGACATTTGATTTCTACCAACTGGTGACCGAGTGCATCAGGTGAATACCCACCCCATTCACCATAAGTGATGAAGGTGTATGTCTCTGCACCGTAGTAAGTGAAGAACTCATCGGTTTGCTGGGAGAAATAGTGGAAGGCTTCCTTCTCGTGTTCCTTGCCCCAATCCAAAGCACGACCATAGATCTCCGATTTCGCACCGGTTAGGTATTCCGCTGCCTTCTCAAACACAAATGATTTTGCAGTTTCCGACAAGAACTCCGATTTGTTTTTCGGAGTTCCCATCAGTTTGTGGATTTCGGATGCGGTGAAGCGTGAACTTCTCAACCTCTGCCAATCTTCTTCGTTCAAAGAAGTGTGAATAACTGGATGTGTGTTATTCATTTCTCACCGATTAAAAGTTTCATATTCACCGGAGATACCTCAAACTTGCTTGTGATGTCTGTCATCATTCCACCCGTCTTCAAGTGTTCAACTGCTTTTGTCCAAGATGGATGCTTTGGTGTGAGTTCATCTTTCTTTGGAATCTGTCTTCCCATTGCTTTCTCACCATCATCATCATCATCAATGTTCAAGTTTAGGATTGAACCGAGTGCATACCTTCGTGCGTAGGTCATTGCACTTCCCATTGCTTGTGGATCATTTTGCTTTGCAACTGGCATCACATAAGATGATTCCATCCACTCGCCCGAATCAGCGTGAAGGATGATGGTTGTGAGTGCGTTCTCATCAGGGAATTGACTAATTGCCAAACCACATTCACTTAATGGCTTTTGAATTGTATCCAGTATGTTCGCCAATGACGCATACTTGGATTTGAAGAAAGGATTGTTGGCTTCCTTTGCTACCTTGCTCACCGATGCTTGGAATTTTACCAATGCACCAGCGATGTTCTTAATTGATTCGCTTTTATTCATAGGAAATTTGTTTTTTGTCCGAGCATAAAGAAGATTGTAAACTTCTCAGGTTCTTTGAATTGAAAAATCTCCGATGCCACACCCACCACATTCTTTGTAACGCATCCGTGAAACATCTCATTGGCACTTATCAAGTAGGCTTCAATCTCTTCAAAGTGATTATTAAGAAAGTAGTTCTCAACTTGTTGATCAGTATAGACATATTTTGCCCCATCTTGAGCAACATAAATCCACCCATTAGCAGTACATTCAATCATTGTTCACCTCCCTCAATGCAATTTCAATGACTGCTTTGGCTTTTGGAGAAACGATGTTTCCCTCAACCAAATACTTTCTTACCGTTGGAAGTGATACCCCTGTTTTACGAGCGACTATTTGAAATAGCCCTTGTCTGCGTTTCAGTTTAATTGTTTCAATTGCTTTGTTGTAATCCATAACAAGAGCAAAAGTAAAATAAACTTTCTAATAATGCAAATAAACTTTTCTTTTTGTGCGATTAACTTTTCACATCCACAGAAAAAATCAAATCTCCAAGACGGGCATTCAACTCATTTACCAATTCCATCTGTAAGGAATCGGTGAACGCATCGGACAAAAAGTGAGTTGCCTTTGTACCCCTTCGGTGAATCTTTCGTGCAATGGCTTTTGCAAGTGAATCATAACTCATATCAGGGTTCGTAGGCTTGATGCCTTTGTATGCCATCCATTCTTTGATTGACTGCCAAAGATATGGTGTACCTTCGGTGTGACCGTTCCTCGTTGGCTTTCTTCCGTATTCAACAAACTCCCAGTAATCCTCTGCGAGTAAAATTGTGTTAATTGATGTGGGTGTTTTGGTGATCTCACCGGGAACAAAGGATTGTTTCAAAGCGGATGACGCATTCACCCCTTTATCATCCATAGATTTGGCGATGGCTGGATAAACCTTTTGATTCCACCAAGTGACAATGATTTGTTGAAGCAAAGAATTCGGATCATTTGCATCATCCAAAAACGAATCAAGGGAATCACCCAGTTTGCTAATATCTATTGTAGCCATCCCACAAGCGTTAAAACTAATAGACCTATACTTATACTCTTAAACACGGACAAAGTGCGTGAGATGGCTTTATTTTCACTCACAAGTGCTTTGTTCTTCTCCCGAAGATGTGCGTTATTGATTCTCACCTTGACAATGATGGAATCTTGTTCGGCAATAATGATGGAATCAGCAGTCACAATCTTGCGTAGATGAGTGACTTGTTCCCTTGCAATTGCACCTTTGACCAAATATGTGTTGGCTTGTTTGATTGTATTGGTATCAATCAGCACTTGCCCTGATAAATTCAACGACCAAAAAATTAACCCATAGGTTGATATTTTTATCATTGTTTTCATCTTATAAGGTAGCATTTTTCTTTGATTGTTTTTCTTTTTCGGCAATGAGCTTGTCAAGATACCACTTCGCTTTGTACAAATCCTCCAAACCATTCTTGTCTTCGCACCTCCATAAATACTTAATGATGTTACCAGTGCAAACCGCAACTAAACCTTTCTTTTTGATTGTCGCTGATTCAATGGCATCAATACATTCTATTTCGCCTTGTTTGTAGTGTGTTGGGTTGACTGCATCCATTTCAATACAAAGGTATAATAGTTTTCCTCAATCAAGATTATGTGACCGCCTCGCATATAAAGTTGGGTGTTTTCAAACAACTGCGAGATGGCAACGATTTGTTCAGCATCAACCATCCCATCTTCCAAGATTTGGATGATGTCGGATTCGCCTTCAATCAAACCCATCCAGTTGTCGTTCTTGGTCTCGTGTATGATTTGAACCTTGATCATATTGTCTTGTGTGTGTAAGCCCGAATTACTCTGTCACCTTTCTCGGTTCTTGTTGGAAGCATATACAACCAACGACCTCCGGTGAACTTTGGTGATGCACCTCTTTCAACATGCCAACCCTTTGAACCATCTCCGTATTCTTCTTTGTAGGCTGAAGTACGAATCATTAAGATGTCACGAAGCAAAACAGTTCCAACGGCTGACAAGTATTCCACGGTGTATGTCATCTCATAATCCTCGTGAACATGCCCCATCCAAATTGCATCAGCACCTTCAACATTCACAGACATCCGGTTGTGCTGGATAGTTCCACGAGTTACAGGGCCACCACCGCCAAACCCGTGCATATACTTCATATTGAATCCAATCTTTTTGGAGTGATGGTTGAATTGATATTTTACCCATCCACCGTAACCGCCTACCTGAATTGCGGTACCTGCTCTATAGTTCAACAAAGTCACAAAGCGTTCAATGATGTCGGTTTCTTGTCGTTTCAAGATGCTTGTTTCGTGATTGCCATAACCGATAAACTTGATTATATGTGCGTAGGGCAAAAACCATTCAACCGCTGTATTGATAATGGC